ATGCGTGCGTCCGAAGCTGCCTGCGGTTTTTGTGTAGCAGCTTGAATCTAAAGCGCTTTCAGGCGCACGCAACCGCTACGGTCCGACTTCGGTGAATAAGCCGGGATGAAGTGATCGGGAGCGGTGAGGATCCCGACATGCTTGGCGATGGCGCGCGGAGCCATTCGGAAGAGGATCAGAGCGCCGGGCCCGGCGTCGGACGGAGCGATTTCCGGCATCATCGCCCGCGCGCCTTCAGCCAACACCTCGCGCGGCCCGGTCTCGCCCCAATCCCGGCTGTAGGGTGGGATCGGGAATGGCTCGTCGCCCACCACCTCACGCCAGACGCCACGCGCGAGGCCAAGGCAATCGCAACCGACACCGCGTAGGCTGGCCTGATCATGGTAGGGCGTGCCGAGCCACCTGCGGGCGGTGGCGATGACCAAGTCGGGATCAGCGCAATTCACAACACGTTTCCTTCATGGCCACCGTCCTGGCTGGCATAGCGCAGCACGGCATCCTGGCCGGGGATGTTGGGGAAGCCCCGGAAGTTGGCGACATTCGCGAATGTGGCGCTGCAGGTAGTGATGCGCTTGTCACAGCCCGCGCGGGCTGTGAAGCTGTCGCCTTCGGCGATGGCGCGAACCGGTGCTTCCAGCAGGGTCAGGGTGGCGATACTGCCATCAAGCCCATGCGCCAGCACCTCGGTGACGCGCCCGGCATTTGCCCCGCTGGTCCAAGTCAGTGTGCCGGAGGTGAACCAGCCCGCGTCAAACCCGGACAGCCCCGAGGCCATGAATGACCGGTCGCGCAAGAGATCAGTGACCACGCCCGCGCCCTTGTAGATGTCGTTTTCCAGATCGATCCCGCAGCGTGCATCGCCCAAGCGGGCGTCGCACCCCGCCTGAAACGTCCGCCCGACGGTCTGGCCCAGCACATGCGCCAGCGACCGGACCTCAGCGACAAAGGCCATGCGCCCGCGCCGGATTTGCCCGACAGCACCCCGGCGCAACAGCACGCGTCGGCTGGTATCGGTCCAGTTCACGCGCCATAGCTCGACCGCCGCATTGTCCCACCGCCCATCGAGGATGTCGGTTTCCGTGATGCGATCCGAAGTCAGCACACCGGTTGCATCTTGCGCATCGACAGCGAGGTCTGACCCGGCGCGGATTTCCGAGGCGGCAAACCCGCTTTCAGGTTCAAACGCGGTCCCATCAAACGAAAGCGGGCGGTCATGATCGGTGAAGCCGAGCGCCACGCCATCGCTGCGCGAAATCCGCCAGCACCAGGACAAGGTGGTCGTGCCGTCATCGAGATGGGCCTGCAGCGCAGGGGAGAGGTTTTTCATCTGCGGATCTCCAAGAGCGGGATGGAGGTGATCGAGCCGAGCCGTTCAAAGTCTAGGGTCACGTCGACGCTGTCGCTGTCGAAGCGCACCGGCACATCGAATTCGAAGCCAGCGCGGATGATGACGTCGCCAGCAGGGGCCGTGGTGAAGGTGACGACGCCAGTCGTCGTGTCCACGGTCCAGCCTGACAGCTGCTCGACCATGCCCAGCGCGACGCGGACGGTCCCGGCCACCGGTTTGGTGATGGTCCTGACCCATGTCTGCGCGCCGGATGTGTAGCGTTTCGACAATTGGTAGGTTTGCAGGCTGCCGGTCCCGGTGCCGATCTGCTGGTCGATAGGGGTAATCGCCTGCGACGGCAGGTTGGATTTGTAATCGGCCCAGTCCTTGTAGCGAAAGCCGTGCAGGCGGCCATTGCGCGCTTCGAAAAAGGCAACCACCGCCGCCAGATCATCCGCACGCCGGATGCCATAGGCGACATCATAGCGGCGGCGCGAATTGGCCCAGCTGGCGTTTCGTTCTTCGTCGCCAGAGGCCAATTCGACCACTTGAGTGCGCCGTTCTGGTCCGCCCCGCGCCCCGCGGCTGATGTTGTCGGGGAAGCGCACTTCGTGAAACGCCATCACATGCCCCTCCGGCCGAGGGACACGGCCCTGGCAATGTCGGCCGCCACCTGCGTGCGCGATTGCCGGAAGCTCTCGGCGTCGCGGGCCATGATGGTGACGGAAACGTTCGGGGCTGCGCCTTGCCCTTGGCCATATCCCGCCGCTTCCCGGCGCGACAGAACCCGCTCACCGCGTTGCAGGATAGCAGGCAGCTCGTCGGGTTTTATCCCGGCCCAGCCCCCCGAATGCATCCGTGGGGCATTGGCGAAGGCTAAGGCCGGGACCATGCGACCACTGCCTGCCAACCCAACGGTGCCACCGTCGTGCAGGACATTGGCGAAGATGCCACCCGCACCGCCCAGCGCCCCCGACAGCGCGTTGGCGATGGGGCCGAGGATGAAGCGCCGGGCTGCCAGCTTGGCCAGATCGGCAATCATCGATGTGATAAGGTCGTGGAAATCCAGCTTGCCGGTTTTCACGAACTCGCCGACGGCGTTTTCGGCCGAGGTGAAGGCGCTGACCAGCGCATTGCCGATGTCGCCACCGATGTCGCGGGCCTTGGCAGCATAATCGGCGAGCGTGGCCACGGCAGCCTCCCATCCGGTCTTGGCCACTTCGGCCCCGGCCGCAGCAGCGGCACCGGCGCCACCGGCGGCGCGCCCGGCTTCGGTCATCGATTCGTCCAGCCGGTCGGCGGCATTCGCTGCCCCGTCGATCGCGGCCTCGCCTTCGGTTCCGGCACCAGCAACCGCGTCCTTCAGCGCCTGCCAGCTTTGGATCGGGCGCGCAGCCGCATCGGCCAGCATGCCGGAAGCTTCACGATAGGCTTCGGCGCGAGCGGTTGCCTCTTCTGCCATCCCGGTCAGGCCAAGATCGGGCGTGGTGACATAGGTCTGCGCCATTGCTGCCGAGAAGGCTTCGGCCGCAGCGGTCCCGGCGGCAGCAGCCGATCCGGCAAAGGGATTGTCGATCCGGCCCAGCGCGACTGGATCGAGCGTGCCGATCCGTACACCGCCTTCGCCGACGGCCCAATCGGGCAACAAGTCCAGCGCGGCGTTCAGACCGTTGATGAAGTTGTTGATCCGGGTGACGACGCCGTTCAGCATGGCCTCGACGCCGCCGATCAACCCGTTCGCAGCCTGAAACGCGAAATCGCCGATGGCACCGGGAAGCTGGCCCCAGATCGCTTTCACCGCCTCATAGGCACCCTTGAAGATCCCGGCCGCCGAATTGCCAAAGCTGGTCACGGCTTCCACTGAGGACTGCATCGCGCCATAAATCGTGGCCTGCAGCCCCGCCCAGCTGGCCTCGATCTTCGACCAGGCCGAGGCCGCGCCAAGACCGATGCGATCCCAGACCTCGAGCGCCAGATCCTTCAGGAGGCCAATCGCCGCGCCAAATCCGCCCGCGCCAGCGACGAGCCGGGTGAACTGGAACACCAACTCGCCTGCACCCACGATCAACGCCCCGATGCCGGTGCGGATCAGAGCGCCGCGTAGGATGACGAGGCCGGTGGCAAGGCCGCGCACGGACAGCGCTGCCGCTGCTAATCCTGCCACCCAACGCCCCGCCATCAGCGTGGCGAAGGTTGCAGCATAGGTGGTGAGGCGACCGATGTTGTCGAAGATCGCGTTGATTGCGATGCCAATCGGCCCGGTGCTGCGCGCCATATCTGCCAGCGTGTTGGCGATGGTTTCCAGCGCTGGCGCAACTGCTGCGGTCAACCGGTTGGTCAGTCCCAGCCAGATCAGGCTCAGCTTGGCGATGGCATCACCCGTGCGTTCGATCTGGGCTGCATCACTCGCGCTGACCGCCACACCGAAATCCCGCACATCCTGCGCCGCTTCGCGCAAGGTGGCAGGGTCGATGCGCAGAAACGCCAGCGCTGCCTTGTCACCAAAGAGATCGGAGGCGACGGCGGCGCGTTCCGCTTCGGGCACAAACCGGTTCAAGGCTTCCTGTATGGCAACGATGCGCTGGTCGAGTGGCAGAGCCTGAAGTTCAGCGGCAGTCAGGTTCAGCCGCTGCAAGGCCCCGACTGCCGATCCAGAACCAGATGCCGCTTCCGACAACCTCGTGGTCAGCTTCTTCGTGGCTTGTTCGATTTCACCTATGGAAACCCCGGCCAACTCGCCAGCCCAAGTCAGTACCTGCAGGCTTTCGACTGTCGTCCGGAGCGAAGCTGCCATATCAGCCTGCGCGCCGATGGTTTCCAATCCGGATCGGACCATGGCTACGCCAGCGGCGGCGGCGGCAACCGTCACTGCAGCTAATGCAATCCCTGCCTTGCGGGCGAAGCTGGCCAGCCGGGTGTTGGCCTGTTCCATCTCGGTCGACAGGCGGCCAAAGCCCCGCGCGCCAGCATCGCCGATGCCTTCCAACTCGGCGCGCACCTGGCGGCCGCCCTCCGCCACGAGGCGGACGGACACGCGTTTTTCAGCCATCGCGGCCTCCTTCCATCTGTTCGTTCAGCTTGCGCACCATCACCGCCTCGATCTCGGGCAGCAGTTCGGCGGCGATCAGGGTGTCGATGACCAGCGCCTGCGCCATGGCGAGCGCCGCGCCCATGTCCCAACCGAGGACCGCGCCGGGGATCACGCGCAGCTGGCCACCAAGGCGACCGACAAGGTCCCAGACCTGCCATCCCTCCGGCGTTTGCGGGCGGTTCAGTCTTGCGGGGCAGTCGGGGCAGGCAACTTGGCAGGCCGCGCAGTACCGCTCGCCCCCGCCGAAGGACCACTCGGCAAGGGCGCGGAGACGTTTTTTTCCGCGTCCAGGATCAGACCCTTCGCGACATATTGGGTCTGGAACGCCTCGAAGACAGGCCAGATTTCTAGCAGGGCGTCGATGCCTTCGGGCGTGACGGACAAGGGTTGGCCCATGTTATCGCCCACGCCCTCCCAATCCAGAACAGCGCGGCGTGCGATGGCTTTCGCCATCGCGAGGGCCAGCACCTCTTGCGTCGCTCCTTCTGGCAAGGCTTCGATTGCCGGATCGGCGCGTGCGGACACCATCAGCGCGGTGGTCAGCGGGCCGACGAGCAGGCGCAGGCCGGGGGTGAGGTCCAGCCATTGCGGCGTGGCGGTCAGGTTCAGTCGGATCATGATCAGTATCCTGCGAGGGTGTTGACGAGAGCGGCGGTGCACATGCGGGCGGGGCTGGTGGCCTTGGCCGCCATCCAGTCGAAGATTGCCTGCACGCCCTGGGGCCCGGCGATCTCGATGCGCGGGCGGGGCAGATAGACGGCATGGGCTGTGAAGGTGAAGCTGGCGTTGGCCCCGAGGCTGTAGTTGAACTCCAACTCGCAAGGCGTGCCGTCGATGGCTTGGGTCACCAGCGAAGTGTCGGAGAAGCGCACTTCGATCCGGCCTGATAGGGCGGCCATGGCGGGGTCGGCCCCATCGATGCGGCCATCGCCGCGGATGGTCTCGATCCGGTCGAGGTTGTTGGAATAGGTGATCTCGGCCGAGACGACATTGCCCAAGGCCGAGCCATTGCGTTTCACCGTGCCGTTGAAATGTCCGAAGCGCTGCAGGCCCAGCGCCGTTGGCGTGCCAGCCGCCGTGGCAGCAGTGATGGTTTCGCCTTGGGCCACCAACCGCGCGGTTGCAGTCAGCAGACCCGACCGCTGCATCTGCCAGGTCAGCTGATCCAGCACGCAGCCGGAATACATGGCAAAGCGCGGCACCTCCGGCATGGCAGTTTCAATCGCCATGCTGGGCAGCGTCCAGTTCCCCGACTGGAAGGTGTGCGTCTTCGGTGTGGTGCCGCTGGTGACCGGCTGGCCAAAAGCCGCCTTCAGCCAGAACCCGAAGGCCTCCACATCGATGGGGATCACCACCTCGCCGTCGGCTGTGACCGCGTCCTTGATCGGGGCCAGCGGATCGCGGCCATAACCCAGCAGTTCGGATTCCAGCAGCGGCTGTTCCGATCCCAGCGTTGTCCGGGCAAAGGGCATCAAGCGGAACCCACTGACCGGCGGGGTGCCGTAAACCGTCTCATACGCAAGCGCCATCTGCGCCCGCGCGCCTTGCGCACGTGCCATGGGGGTCTCCTCGATGTTGGGGGTGTCAGGCCAGGGGGCCGTTGGTGGTGTAGTGCAGCACGACGGTGACGATCGCCGCCTTGAGTGCAGCCGCGCCCTCGATGGGCAGATCGACGGAGGCCGGGGCTTCGGGTTCGACCCAATCGCAAAGACCGCCCAGCGTGCGGTCGATTTCCAGCGTCGTGCCGATGGCGGCGATCAGGGTGTCGAAGACGCTGGCCCTGCCAGTGCCCGCTTGGACGACAACCTCCAATTCGGCCCGATGCTGATAGTGATAACGCAGCGGCGACAGCGTGACCTCCGGTTCGCCGGGTTGGCCATCGCGCAGGATGATCAGCCCAGCTGTGGGGATCCGTTCGGGCAGAATATCATCACGCAGCACTAGGGCGGCAACCGGCTGCAGCCGCGCTTGCAGCGCAGCGAGGACAGTTTCGCGGGTGGTGGGCATGGCTCACAATACTATTAACGCCAAAATGGCCGGGCACACACCACTTTGACGTGTGCCCATCCGTTCTCAGCTGAAAGGCCGTGACTGGCCAAGTTTTTGGTTTGAGGATCGCCTTGGGATGGTTCGCCGCAGAGCGATCACACTTTATTCTGCGGAGATCACTTCCCACATTGCCAGCATTTCTCGGATGACACGCTTCTCCCCGTCTGACACGACGTAATCATCATAGAACTGCTGCCCATTGAAGCGAATGACGGCGCGATCCGCGTCAGCGATTTTGCGGGCAAGCGCCACTGCGGCGTCGCCTCGCATGCTGGCGAACTCCCAAATCTCGGTGTCATTGTCGCGAAACCATTGACCAACCGGTACTCGGGTCGTTTCTCCGTCAATGTTGATCGAGGCGCTTTCGACGAACAGCCAGCCACTCCGTGATGTGTAGTTGAAGAACAGCTCCATGGTCTTCTGACCCGAGCCAGATTCGATCAGATAGAGGGTCACGTAGTTTCGGATATCCTGAAAGCGCGGGGACGATGGGTGCCGCCCCCAAGAGGAACCGTCGAACTCGGCCGTCGTTCGCACCAGTCGCCCCTCGAGCGCACGGGCCGTTCTTTGCAGTTGCTCACGTTCCGCTTCGATAGCTTGTTCGTAACTTGCGGCCTTGTCGACGTAGGTCTGGTTTTCGCCGTTTGCCCGCGCCAGGGCTTGATACGCGACAAAATTGCGTTCGGCTTGTGCGGCGGGAATGGGTCGAACGTATGCATTGAGTACTTCTTCAAGCGCATCACGTTCAGGACTTGGAGGTGGCGCAAAGGTCGTGTCCGCGGCGATCTCGCGCACAATCGCTTCCACGTCTGCCCCATCTGCTTGGATCCGGGAAAGAAAATCTGCGAGCCGCGTATCGGCTGCAGGCGCATCTGTTTGTGGTGCCGCCGCCTCCTCAGACGGGGCCGGGGTCGGGCCGGCTGCACCGGATAGGCCAGCCGCCCTTTCACGAGCGGTGTCTAGACTCGCGCCTTCAATTGCTTCGGCAAAAGCAAGGCACAACTCGACCTCCCTCGACCAATCCGCGTTCTGCAAGGAGCCCCATGCGATCATTGATGCCGCAGCGTCCATATAGGCTTCGGCATCCCGCGCAAGAAACGCATCGCGGCATTCTGAACGCGCTGTGTCGACCTCTTGCTGCGATGGATCAGCACCGGCAGGAAATGCGATAAGTGCCGTCGTCGTCAGGGTAAGGAGGAAATTGCGCATCATTTTGAGAATTCTTCCATTGTCGGTTTAGAATCAGGCTAGCGATGCGCAATTCAACCATCAAGCGAACATCGCCGAGCCCGCGTCAGACCCTGTCCGAATTTGTCACCCACCCTGCCACGATCAGCCCCGGCACGCCGTCCACCGCCCGTTCTGCATCTCGCGCCAAGTCCAGCCGCTTGCGTAGCTTGACCTGCGGGACCAGCAGAAAAATCGGAACTGTCGCCACGCCGCGTCCGGTTTTCGACTTTGACGCCACGGCCCGGCCTTTCGAATTCAATCGCCCCTCCACCACCAGCAGGCTCGGCCCGCGACGTCGGTAGATGAACCGCAGTCGCAACCCTGTGCGGCGTTCCCATTCGCCAGGAGTGATCCGGCTGCCTTTTGTGCTTTTCCCGGCGGCCGGGGTCGGGATCGCCAGCCAGAACCCATCCTTCGACCGGATCAGAGGCCCCGTGTTATGCGCGCCGATGATCACCGGCGCATTGGACCAGACCAGCGCGGCGGCGTTCAGGCTGTCGCCGGATTTGGGGAAGCTGGCGAGGCGGATGGAGTTGCCCAGCCGGGTGCCCAGCCCCGCGCCGGTGATCTGACTGCGCCAAGCGGATTGCAGGGAGGTGCCCGCTTCGCGCATTGCCGCCGACACCGCCTTTTCACCGGCGGCAATTTCGGCCTGCATCAGGGCGATGAGGTCGGGGTCGAACGTGATCTTCAGCTTCATGATGGCCGCAGGTCCAGCGACCAGATCAGACGTTCACGGTCCCGCACCGGCTCCCCCTGAATGGTGAAGCTGTCAGCTCCGATCACGATCAGATCGCCTTGCCTCGGATCGGGCAGATCGGACACGCGGACGTCCGTCATCATGGTGTCGCTGACAAACCGCCCAGCGCCGAAGTCTGTGATCCGTTCCGGGGCACGGCGGATGACGCGGATCGGGCGTTCCTCCGAGGTGGTGGCAGAAATCCAGACTGCAGCCACCGCCATGGACGGGTTGGCATAGATCCGGTCCATGGCGGCAGCGAAGGCATTCATGGCGCGTCAGTTCGAGGTGTGGATGCGGATCGCAATGCGCGGCCGCTTGTTCACCGGCAGGATCGAGGCCTCGGTCATCAGGTCGATCCAGCGGCCCTTTTCGTCGAGGTGCTGGCGGGCATAGAGCGGCAGACCCATGGTGTTCGCCGCCTCCAGCAGGTTGGCGGGGCCGCCATAGGTGGTGAAGGTGTCCATCGTGCCCAAGGGGAATGCGATGCCTTCGTTCGCCGGAACCAGCCGTTCGGTGACCTTGGTCGAGAGGGTGACGGTGCCTGCATATTCTTCGAACACGATGCCCGCGAAGGGGAAGTTGCGCCGGACGTCCTGGCGCAAGGGCTGCGCGCCGGTGGCGGCGTAGAACTTGTAGGCTTCTTCCGTCTTGGGGTGCGCGATCAGCTTGTCGAAGAATTCCCGGCTGACGAGGGCATGCACATCGGACATGCTTTCGCCGAGGAGGTTGTCCTCGATTGCCCGCAGAACCTCGCGGACCTTGCTTTGGACGAGCGTTCCCGCGGTGCCCAGCAGGAAATCCACCGAGATTTGCGCCAGCCCGAATTCGGTGAAGTAGTTGTAAAGGGTCGTCCCGGCCCCGTCCTTCACGATGCCGCGCAGTGCATTCATTTCCATATACTCGCGGGTCTGGGCATGCTTGCGCCGCATCAGCTGCAGCTTGCGGTTCATCACCTCGACCAGCGGGTCGGCGGCGTCAAACGCGCCCAGCGCGGGCTGGCCCTGAATGTCGCCGGGCAAGATGACATCATCATGCGGGATCCATGGCAGGGCGAAGGAACGCATCGACCGCCCCTCGCGGGTGCCGACAGTGGAGGGGCCGCCGAGGGGGACCGAGGGCAGCAGGTTCAGCACCCCCTCGTATTGCTCGATGATGACAGAGCGTTGGGTGACGCCTTCAAAGCGGAAGAGGCCGATCTGGCCAAGGCGGGTGTAAAGGTTGGGCAGGATGTTGATGGCCTGCGTCATTTCGGCCAGCGAGTAGCCGCCAGCGTCAAAAGGATTGCGAACGATGGTCATGGAGTGCTCCGGGGATTTGGGGAAAGGGATGCCGACGTCGCGCGTCAGACGCCGTCGCGGGCGATGATGCCGACGGCGGCAAGCTGGGCGATCTTCGCGGTGATCTTGGCCGCGTCGTTGACGGTGCCCTCGTAGGCGAGGCCCGCGCGGGAGACGATCGAGGGGCCACGGGCAACCACGATGCCAACGGCGTCGGCCAACGTGGCATTGACCGGATAAAGCAGGACCGCGACAGCGACCTGCGCACCATCGGCACCGGTTGCGGCGGACAGCGTGTATTTGCCGCTGGCGGTGATCCGGCCGAGGACGGCACCGGAAGGATAGTTGGTGCCGATCAGCAGCGTGATCACCTCGCGGGTGTAGTTCGGGTTGACCTCATATTTGAGGACATCGCCCATGCTGGGCTGTTCCGTGAGGACGGGCATTGGTAAGTCTCCATGGTTTGGGGGAGGGGAAGCAGGCGCTGGTTCAGCGCTTCGCGTCTGTCGCGGCCTTCCTGGCGGCCGCGATGATCGGGCTGTCTTTGGCAGCAGCAGCCGGTGCAGTTGCGATGATGCCTGCCGCGTCGCTGCGGGCGGCGAGATCGGCCAGAACCCGGGCGCGCAAGGCTTCAGGCTTCAGCCCCTTGGTAACCGCATCGGCGGCGTCGATGGTTACGCCGAGCCGGGCGGCCTGCGCGCAAACCTGCGCCACCTCGGCGGCCTCGGCGCGCACAGCGTCGGCGGTCATGGTAGCGGTGACGGGCGCTGCCGCGTTCACCGGTGGTTCGGGCGCGGCGGCTGCGACCGCAGGTATTGCCACAGGAGGAGCGGCAACTGGTACCGGGTTAGGGGTTTCTGTGGGCGTGGTGGTCATCTGTGGACCCTTTCTGCTGGGGGAAGTGGTGCCGCGAGGCGCGGCGGCGAAGGCGTGGAAGGCGGCGACGGGATCGGCGAGATCATCGGCCAGACCGGCTGCGATGGCCTCGGTTCCGCGGAAGACCGCAGCTTCGGTGGCCAGCGCGGCTGCATGGGTCAGCCGATCCCCGCGACCGGCCGCGACGGTTTCCGCGAAGAGGAAGCGCATGACCTCCAGCTCGCGCTGCATCTGGTCGTGCACAGCTTCGGGCAGGGGCTGATAGGGATTGGCGTCGATCTTGTGCGACCCCGCATGGATCAGGGTGACAGCGATGCCTTTCTGATCCAGCGCGCCACTCATGTCGGTGTGCAGCGCCACAACGCCGATGCTGCCGACAGCGCCGGTGCGGGGCAGGATGATGCGATCGGCCTGGGACGCCAATACATAGCCAGCCGACAAGGCATGTTCCGCGACAAAGGCATGGACCGGCATCTGCGCTCGGGCCGCCCGGATGCGATCTGCCAGATCGAAGGCGCCCGCAACCTCGCCACCGAAACTGTCGATTTCCAGTGCGATGCCCCGCACACCGGGATCGGCCAGCGCCGCCTGCAGCTGGGCGGCGATGCCTTCGTAGGAGGTCAGCCCAGAAGATTGCCCAATCCATGCGCCACGGTGCACAAGTGTGCCCGCGATTTCGATGACGGCGATGCCATCGACCGCGGAAAAGGGCTGTGTACCGTTTCGCTGGTGACGCTGGGCGAGATCATTGCCAAACAGCGATGCCCGGGCGGGCAAACTGGTGGCGATCTGCTCAGCTGTTTCCACCTCCAGCCCTTGGAAGGTGATCTCCTGACCGGTGATGCGGGGCCCCAGCCCGGACAGGAAGGCCAGCGCCTTGGCCGGGTCCACCATCAATGGCGTGTTGAAAGCGCGCTGGGCGATTTGCGCGTGGTGCATCATGCGCCCTCCTTCGTGTCAGGTTTCTCGTCGCCAGTGTCGTCGGCCTCGTCGTCCTTTTCTGCGTTGGGATCCTCACCCGTCTTGCCGCCTTCGCTCGGCCCCTGCGCCGGGGATCCCGGACGGCGAAAGTCGAGACCCAGCGCCGCTTCGCGTTTCCGCTCGGCGGCGATTTCGCGGTCGACCTGCTCGGCGTCGTATCCCCGCTCTGCCAAGGCTTGCGTCCGAGACTTCAGGCCCGCCTCGATCTGCAGGATCTCGGCCGAGGCGTCCTTCATCGGGTCGATCCAGTCCCATTTGGTCGGCAGCCACGCGCAGGCCTGATATTGCCGCCGCTGGCTGTCAAAGCCCGGCAAGTCGAGGGCACCCGACAACACGGCGGTGTCCATCCAGCGCACCCAGACGGCGCGGCACAGCTGATAGACCAGCACGCCATGTTGCCAGGCCGAGATGCGGCGGCGGAATTCGATCAGGCTGATCCGCGTGTTCGAGAAGTTGCCCTTGGCCGTGTCGCCGGTCAGATACCCATAGGGCACGCCCAGCGCGGCAGCGATTTGCAGCAGCGTGCGGTACTGGAACGGCTCATAGGTGCCGCCCGAGTCAGGTGTCGTCGGGGTCGAGATATCTTCGCCGGGATCGAGGCGCACCACTTGGCCCGGTTCGACCTCCAGATCCTCCTCGGTCGGTTCCAGCGGTGTTTCCGGCGCGGGCGACGTGATGAACATTGCGAACATCGCCGCGATCTTCTTCCGCTCCAGTTCGGCATCGTCATAGAGGTCCAGCGTAAACAGTTTTACGATGGCGGCCGCAAAGCGCGACACGCCGCGCAGCTGGCCAGCCTCTACGGGGTCGAGGATGTGGATTACATCGCCAGCCGGAACGCGGACAGTTTCGCCCGCGAGGCCAGGGTCGGTCAGATCGCCCGGGTGGCGGCGCAGGAAGTGATAGGCGACGCGGCGACCGATGCCGTCAAACTCGATGCCCTGACGGATCAGCCCGGCACCGGACAAGGTGCGGTTCATATCCAAGGGCAGCATTTCGGCCGGTAGCATCTGAAGTTGCAGCGGGACCGTCAAACCGTCCTCGGCCCGGCGCGGGCGGATGCGAATGAACACCTCGCCTGACAGGAACACCTCGCGCGCAGCACGCCGCTGCAGCCCGTAGAAATCGGTCAGACCCTCGGCATCAGCATCGTCGGTCCAGGCGAGCCACAGCGCCTGCAACTCCTCCTTCTTGGCCGCGTCGGCGATGGTCGACGAAGGTTTGATGCCATCGCCGACGACATTGCTGGCGAAGCTCTCCACCGCGTTTGCGGCATAGCCGTTGTTGCGGACCAGCCAGCGGGCGCGGGCGGTGATTGTGTCGCCCGAGGCCGCGATCAGCGTGTTCACATGGGCGCGGCTGGCACGGAACCCGCGCAGGCGACGGTGGGCCTGTGCGGCATCGAAGCCACCGATGATTGACCCCAGCCGCTGGCGGAACGCCTCGAACGCCATGGATCACAGACCTTTTGACGCGACAGTGCCCCAGCGCCGACGGCGCGGCGCGCCGGTCGTAGCCGTCGCAATCCGGGTTTCCAGATCGCTGATGGCGTTCGCCAGTTCGGCGTCCGAGCCATAGTTGATCGATTTGCCGTCATAGCTGACCGATCGGACGCCCGCATACCGCGCCTCCTGAAGTGCTGCCAACAGGGCGCGCATCCGTTCCAGATCCATTTCAGTCCCTCATGAAGTTCGGTGTGTAGGCCCGGCGTTTGCGCCGTGGCGTTGTTGGTGTTCCGGCCTTGGGCGCAGCCGGTGCGGTGGGTTCAGCAACAGCTGCAGTCTGTTGGGCAGGACGGATTTCCACCCCGGCTTGCGCTTCCAGCCGCCGCCAGGTCGCCTCGTCCCAACGATCCGCGCCCATGATCCAGGCGGCGGCCCGCGCATAGACCCGGGCGTCCAGCGCCTCGTTGCGTTCGCGCATCTTCTGCCATTCGGGATGGGCATAGCCGCGCTTGTTCCGCACGGTGACCAGCTGTTCCGCCACCAGCTGCTTCAGCCATTCGGTGTCGATCCAGTCGGGCAAGTGCACAGTGCCGGGTGCGTCCAGCACGCCCAGCGCGCGGTCTTCATCCGAGGGGCGTTCCAGCCGAAGGAAGCGGTAGGTCTCGGTCTTGAACGTCGCCGTGGCCACTGACCAGAGCCGCGCCCCGCGGCGCAGACGTTTGCCGCCGATGGTGGCATCGACGAAAGTGGGGCCCGACACCGGCGTGGCGCGGTTGAAGCCCTCGAGACCCTTGATAGGGGCCACCTGGTCGAACCCCTGCTTGCGTGCCCATGCGTAAACCGCCGGAGCTTCATAGCCGGTATCGATGGCCAGCTTGCCGATCACCATCACCGCCCCATTGGCGCAAGCCCACGTGCGGCCAAGCAAAGCAGTCAGCTTGTCCCAGCAGGCGGGATCGTCGGGGCCACCGGCAATGACGATGTGATCGACCAGCCAGGACTCGAGGCCGCGACCCCAGGCCCAGACATCGACCTCGATCCGGTCCTTTTGCACATCGACGCCAGCCGTCAGGAACAGACCGCCGACGGGGATCTGCGCGCCCGCATAGCTTTCGCGACGTTCGGCTAGCCGCTGCCACTCAGGAGCTTCGCCCGACTCCACCCAAGTCTCGCCCAGCAGGGTGTTGCGCGCGACGCGCAGCATTGCCTCCGAGCCCTGCGCTGCCAGCCACTCGCGCGCGATCTGCTGCCAGCTTTTCCAGCCCAGCGGCGAATAGAGAGCCGAGATATGGAAGCCGATGGAATGCGGGTCGGCCGACACAGCCGTCGCCCGCCATTCACCTTGCTCCAGCATCCGCGTCTTGTGATGCTCGGCGATGGGTTTTTCACAGCCCTCGCAGTGGTAGGCGGCAGTGTCGGGCCGTCCCTTGTCCCAGCGTAGGCGTTCGAACTGCAGCCATTGCATCGCCCCGCAATGCGGGCAGGGCACGAAATAGCGGCGCTGATCGCTGGCATCGAACTCGCGCTCGATGCGGGACAATCCCCGGATCGTCGGGGTCGAGACCATGAACACCTTGCGCCGGTGCGAGAAAGTTGTGGTCCGCGCCTCGGCCAGTGTGACCGGGTCGCCTTCCTCGTCGGCAGAAGCTGGATAGGCATCGACCTCGTCGAGAAAGATGTAGCGCGCGGGCATGGACCGCAGGCCGGTGGCAGAGTTCGCCCCGGTCAACACCAAGATGCCGCCGGGGAATTCCTTCGACAGCATCGAATTGCCCTCATCGCGCGACCGGGCAGGGTTCACCCGTTCGCGCAGCGCCGCGCTGTCCGCGATCAGGGGATCAAGACGGCCCCGCGACGTACGTTTGGCGAGTTCCAGCGATGGCAACACCGCCAGCATCGGCCCCGGCGCATGATGAATGACGAAGCCGATCCAGTTGTTGCCTGCCTCGGTCGCGCCGACCTGTGCCGCCTTCATGAAGGTCACACGCTGCGCCGGGTTGCGGGGCGACAGCGCGTCCATGATCTCGCGCAGGTAGGGCGCGCGGGCCGTGCGATAGCGCCCCGGTTCGGCCGCCCCGCGCGAGGACAGCCAGCGATGTTCATCCGCCCATTCCGACACCGTCAGGTCCGGATCGGGCCTCATGCCCTTGCGCCAGGAGCGCAGGATGTCCTCGGCCCCGTCAAAGCCAAGGTCGAGGTCTGCAGTCAGGTCATCGCTATCCGAGGGAAACTCGGAGGTCAGCGAGGGCGTCGAGGTGCTGTCTGACATGGGCTTCCAACACCCTCTGCAGGATCGCGGCCTCGATGATCACCGGCGTTCCGGTCTGTTTTTCCACCCCCAAGGCCACTTCCGCCGCCATCAGCGCTGCCACTCTGTTGGGCCAGGTGACCCAAGTATCGCGTTCCTGTCGGGCCAACCGGAACACCAGCGCTTCCGCCCGGGCCCGGTCGACCAGCGTGCCCTTCTTCTTCTGGATGCCCAGCTGCTTGTCCTGCGCCTGGTAGACTGTCAGCGCGGTGCGGGCCTTCAGATAGGACGAGCTGTCTGCGGGACCGCTGAACCCGCTGTCGCCGCCAGTGCTGCGCCGCTGCTGGTCCGGATCGGTCATGTCGGCCCGGCGCACATCGGACGCGGCGGCGTTGATCGACCCGTCGCTGTAGACTACCAGCCGACTGGCGCGGCGTGCCTTCTGGATGGCCCCACGCGAGAGGCCGGAATGGGCGGAATACTCGCGTTCGGACATACCTTCCATGGCGATTGGATTGACCTCAAGATATTGGAATTAAACGGAAATGATCCGCTTATTCAGTTGATTGCACTCCCGCGTCGAGCGATTCTGGGTCCAAGGAAAACGATGCAACTCACCCCTGGAGACCACGCCATGACCACCAAGACCGCCCCCGCCAACGCCCCCAGCGACGCCTTGCTGCTGGAGATCGCCGCCAAGCATTTCCCCAGCATCGAGACGCTGGAGACCCAGAACAGCGACCGGCTGGATTTCCACGATGTGGCGGTCTGGGCGATCCGCGCCGCGCTGGAAGACGCCCACGAGGCCGGGCGCATCGCCGGTGCCAAGGTCATGCTGGCCGCCGCCACTGCCGCCCGGTGAAAGGATCAAAACCATGACCACCACAATCCGCATCGACATCGACACGCTGCCCGACCATCTCGACCGCAGCCGCCCCAACGTGGTGGCGGAGGTGATCGAAGCCGCGTTGCGCGAGGGCGGGATCAAGGCCGACTGCTCGGACCTGTTCTCGCACATCAAGATCGACCTGCCGACCGCGCAATTGGCCGCCGCCAGCGCTGTGCTGGTCGATCTGCAGCTGATCTGAGGCGACGCCATGAGCACCCGCGCGCAGATCGCCATCGAGATCGGCCCCGAGGAATGGGCGCATGTCTACGTCCATTTCGACGGCTATCCCGCCCACATGCTGCCCGCACTGGCGCGCTGGAAACCCGAGGACATCCTCACCGCCCGGGAAATCCGGCAGGTCACGCACGAGGCGCTAGACTGCTTCAGCCCGCCCCGCGATCCCCGCATCCTGCCGCGCCCGACGCGCCAATTCGCGCATCTCTACATATGGATCGGATGCCAGTGGGTGGCTGTCGAACCGAAGGCCGATGCGCCCGGAGTGTAATCAGAAAGCACTGATATTGCTTGGATTTGCCTACACTAGCCGCTCCACCAGAGCGATGGTGATTACACGAAAACGATGCAACTCAGCCAAGGAACCCCCGCCATGACCACCCGCCGCGCGACCGACAATACCAAGGCCCTCGACGCCTTCATGACCGCCAAGTTCCAGATCGACGCGATGCTGG